CTTCGACTACAAAGTCCTCGTTTACTGATTGGAAGTCGACAGCGCGATCCCATTCAGGTTGATCTACCACAGAACGGTTAAAAGTACCGTTTTGAAGATAAATCGAAAGATTGTCAGGGGTGGTAATCAAAATGGTTTTGACTGGGAACTTTGGAACATGCAAAGCTTGTAAAGTACCTAGTTGCTTGTTCGCGTAAATTGTACGAGCTGCCAATTGTTCGGTTGGGTCCTGAATTGCATTCAGCAGCGGTAAGTATTTATCGCTCAAAATCCCACGGCCACAGATCGCAATTAAGCCAGATTCACGGTGTTGTTCAGCGATATATTCTTCGATACCGCGCTCAACTAATCCGTCGAGTGTTTTAAACTCATGGCCTGCACCAATTATGGTTTTTTTGGTTGTCACACCTCCGACGGTTACATCGACACCTTCATAATGCTGTTCTGGTGCGTTTTCACGGATTTTTTGGAGCCAGCCTTTTTTCACGTCTTGTAATAGTGGATTGGCATTTCGATCTGAAGTAGCTGCGCGAAATACACCATTCCAACCGATACAAAGTTTGTCTAAAGCAACAGCACGGATAATCATTTCCTGTAATTTTTTCTTAAAGTCAGGAGTATGTCGCCAAGCGTTCAAGAGAATCCACTTCATGGCCACATCGTAGTTTGTCTGGGTACAGTTGTATTGATCTAACAGATCCAATTGACCAGCTGGAGTTGGTTGTCGTGGTTGAAGGTTGGTATTCGTGTTCCCTGCAATGGATGAGCCAATGCTTAGCGAGATTTTCTCACCAGATGCATTATCGACAGGCCAGATATTAATCTGTTTTAAGAAATCAGCATTTTGCTGATATGCCTGAATAATTTTCTGTGTAGGAACCGGTAAAACCGCAAAGGTTTCACGGACACTTTCGACATTGTTTGCGCGAGCAAGATCAGCCTTATAGGAATTAAAAAGCTGACGTGCTTCTGGTTGTAGTACTACAGACATAATTCTTTAATTCCTTAGTAATCGATTGTGTTTGCTGCGCCACCAGCTTGTGCTGGTGGTGGGTTCAATGGGGTTGTACTTAAAGCACTGAACTGATTTTTTAAATCGCTCATGCCTTGGGAAAGTTGTTGCAAAGTCGTAGCTAACTCAGGCGATAGACCATTTCCTGGCGCAGATTGTTGTTGCTGTTCTGGAGCCGCTACAGGTGTTGTTTGAGTGGTTGGAGCAGCTGCAGGTGTTGTTTGAGTGGTTGGAGCAATTGCAGATGGGTTGCTAAGAGATTGTTTAAGCCCACTCACTTCCTGAGTTAAGGTTTTTAAGCCTGTTAAACACTGGACCACACCTTGAGTTAATTGGCCTGCCAATTCTTCGCTAACTGCAAATTGTTCTTGTGGCTTTGGATTTGGGGTCAAAACTTCTTTGAGTTGTTCTAGGAAAGTTTTCCCTTCGTTTGATTTTTCAGACATGGTGATATAAATCTCCGAATCATGTTGGGTTCTGAGCGTATGAGGGTTTGCAGAAAATTTGATGGCTTGTGTGCCTAATGAGTTTGGTGTGTCTGTCATTCCTAGACCGACGAGATAGGCTTTACCTGTCCCGGCAAAATTGCGGTAGAACTCTATTGAAGGGTAAATTTTTTGCCCTTTTTTATTCATTTCCACAAAATTTGGCAAAGCAGAAATAGTTGCGTACAAATGAAGTTTTCCGTCTACTTCTTCTGCTTCAGCTTTCAAAATATCGCCATAAGCATTAAAAGGGGGTTCAGGCGACCAACCTCCGAAATGTTCGATATTGATACGACCCGCATAATGTTCAGGGTTATATGTAGCTGCCATTTCTTGGATTTCTTGACGCATTAATTCACGGCCATCGACCGTTTGTCCTTCACGGGCAACACGAAATCGTTTTATTACACGTCCTTCTCCTGGTAGTTCCATTAAATTATCCGCAATTCATTTTTAAGATGATTGCAGTCTGCTTTGACCCAAGGTATGGGCGCAATCTGACCTATCCTGATTAACGCTTAATCAGGAAAACTTCACTCAGAGATTTTTTGTGCTTATCGCAACATTGGCACATGAATACAAATACACCGACGTTCCTTGAACTCATGAACCCAAGACAGCAGGGAAGAATCCTTTTCTCGATGGGTATGTCTGTCTCCGAAATTGCCAAGCACACTGGGGAAAATCGTTCGACTGTAGAAAGTTGGAAACAGCGCGACCAATGGTCAAAAACCGATGTATTTGATGAAGTCACAACAGGTTTAAAAATCCGTTATATGACACTTACTTTTATGGAAAATAAAAGTAATGCGAATTACAAAGAAATGGATGCAATTGCCCGTCAATTCGAACGCTGGGCAAAAATTCAGAAGTTTCTCGAATCGGGTAAACAATCGGATCTCAATCCGAATATTGAGAACAGAAATTCAGGTCCTAAAAAACGAAAACTTAAAAATGAAATCACACTCGAGGACTTGGAAAAACTTGAGGAAGCATTCAAGGAATTTTTGTACGTTTATCAAGAGGAATGGATGGATGCCATTTCATGGTCTCGTATTTTTATATTATTAAAATCTCGCCAGATCGGAGCGACTTATATTTTTGCTTTATGGGCATTGATTGATTTATTAAAAACAGGAAAGAACAAAATTTTTATGTCAGCGTCAAAAGCGCAGGCATACCAATTTGTCGAATATATAAAAGCGTTTGTGCTGGATGTCATTGGGTTGGATCTGACTGGAGATCCGATTGTGATCAATGGACCGAATGGCCAAGCAACAGTTTACTACTTGGGAACAAATGCGCTCACTGCGCAAGGTCGACATGGCGATGTGATCATGGATGAATTTTTTTGGATTCGTAAGTTTTTACAATTCAAAAAAGTGGCTTCAGCAATGGCGTCCCAAAAGATGTACAAGCAAATTTATATGTCGACCCCTTCAAGTATTTTGCATGAAGCCTTTACATTTTGGACAGGTAAAGACAGCAAACGAAAACTGCCTATTGAGATCGATGTCAGTAAAGTCGCATTAAAGACACCAGTTAAATGTGCCGATCGTAAAACTCGCCAGATTGTAACGCTCAGTGATGCTGAAGCTAAAGGCTGTGATCTATTTGATCGTGAGGATCTGCTTGCAGAATATGGCGACGAGGAATTTGCCAATTTATTCGATTGTGAATTTATCGATGATTCAGGATCTTATTTCCCACTTAAAGACATCATCCCGAATATGGTCGACACCTGGGAAGTTTGGAAGGACTTTTTTCCGAATCAAAATCCACGTTATGCAGGGGAAGTTTGGCTCGGCTACGATCCTTCGTTCACTGGAGACAATGCAGCACTTGCCGTAATTGCACCGCCACGCACACCGCTTGAACCTTATCGCATTCTAGAAATCAAACAGTTTCAAGGCATGAAAGCCAGTGAACAAGCTTTGTACATCAAAAAAGTTTGCGGACGTTACAACGTTACTTTTATCGGTATTGATAACACCGGGAATGGTTTGGCCGTTGCTGAGCATGTAGAGATTTTCTTCCCGCAACTAACGCGCTTGAACTACACACCAGAATTGAAAATCCGTATGGGCCTACGGGTAAAAGAATTATTCCAGAAACGCAGACTGCATTTTGATGCAGGTT